TTTACGGTTTTTTTTTCGCCAGGATTGGGATTCCATACTTAGATGTCCGTCTGTACAGGTGGACGTCTAAGTTACCAGCACTGGCTTGATGGCTACATACGGCGCTGGGTTTACGCTTACGTTGTAATTGTCATCTCATACAAAAAAGGCCGCCATCGGCGACCTTTGTTTAGTTGAATTGTCAGTTCTATGGTTGATGCTTAATCGTTGTCAACCGACGGGCCGCTGGGCCGCCATTTGCACTGACAAAAGTCTCAAGCGTATCGTCGGTACGTGTAGTCAGATTAACTTCAACAGTAAAACCAGATGATGCATGGGCATCACAAATGTAGGCTTCCGTATTTGGCGCCCAAATTGCTGTTGTGTCATCCCTACGCAGGCGCACACTAAAGTTATTTGAACCATGGCTTGTACAACCATTTACAATACATTTCATGCTCTAACTCCTTGTTTATAAGCTATTCCCCACGATATCTGTGGGAAATACAGTGTAACAGAAAATGAAATGCATCCAGTTGAAGAAAACCACAAAACTTTAACAGTGCTTACAGTTCAAAGTCTATTTGGCTGCTTTATAGACGAATACGCCATTTTCTACAGTCTCTTTCAGACCCATTCTTTCGGCGCTTATCAGGCAATACTGTTTCATTAGTTCAGCTCCAAGCCCTATGCGCCCAAGCTGGCCGGAAACCTTTATTGTTGTACCTGAGCCAGAGAATGGGTCGAAAACAACATCACCCTCTTTGGTAAATAACTTAATAAACCACTCCGGTAGTGCTTCAGGAAAGGCTGCGCTATGGCTTTTATTTCCGCACTCCGTAGCCATGTGGAGAACATTGGTCGGGTATGCCATTTCTTTACCGACCCAATTTTCTATTTTTTTCCCGAAACCACTACCAACACTTGATTCATCACGTGTTTTATCCGTGGTGCTGAGGTTTTTCAAACGAGATTTTTTCCAATCCCCCATTGGTACCATAACGGCATCCTGGTACATGGAAAATTTCTTATTCTTCGTGAAATGAAGGCATCGCTCCCAGGAGTCTCTGAATCTGTTTGGCCATTTGCCAGGGAAACTGTTCTTCTTATGCCAGATATATTCTTCTGTCCAGTACCAACCTAGCTCTCTCATTTTCAATATAAGTTCAAGCACATATGTATGGCGCTCACCATTCACAGCCTTTTCCTTGATGTTCAAAACAAAGGAACCAGACGGCTTTAAAACACGGAAAAGTTCTTTAGCTATAGGCGCGAACCAATCGACATAATTATCGGCACTGATACCACCATATGTACTTTTTCTTTGATCAGCATACGGTGGCGAAGTGACCACTAAGTCAACAGACGAATCATCCATTACCTTCAGCATGGTTAAGCAATCCATATTGAAGAGGGATGTTGTACGCATATCGACGGTTATGCCGGCCTTCTTGAGCATGACGATTCACTCCTTGTAAACAATGAATCAAGGATAACAAGCGATGGTGGAAAGGTCCAGCAGAATGTGGATTTTATCGATTTTTTTTTTAATTTTCACAACCGAATGCCCCTATCTTACATACCACCAGAATGCAAAAGCCCCGGAGATTAGGCCAGGGCTATATAGGAGTGCCGGTCTTTCCCGGCTGTCACTTCACATCGAGAGGCGCACTTAGAAACTCCCCACCAAAGGGTTCGATAGTGCGTATCAAAACTAAATGCGCCCTTCTGCTGCGTCCATAAAAAAACCTGCACATCGGCAGGTTTTCGGTAACGGGCGTATATACCCCATCGTTAGGGCTGATATTAGGAAAAAACGGCAACTATTGCAAGTGCCCCCGTTCCATCAGCGAGTGACCTTACTGAAAATACGCTCCAGCTCACTTTCTTCCTGATAGCATTTTGTCAGCAGAGACTCATAGAATGGTTTCCAGCTATACCGCCATGTCCGTTCAGGTAGCTCGGGGAGCAGCTTTTTAACAGCATGGTGGATCACTGACGGCTGAACCCGTTTAAATCCTCTCCCCTTGCATTTCGGGCATTCCTTCATTACCGGCACACCTTGAAGCTCGCTATTCTTCTTGTCCAGCACGGTCCCCGTACCCTGGCAGCGACAACGTGCGCTGATATTGCCTTTCCCCTGACATACTGGGCAAGCCACCATCATAACGTCTTCCCAAACTGTCTTTGCTGGTGGCTGGCTGCATTCCTTTAGCATCCACAACCCATTCTTAATGCTGAATTTGTTTTCTTCCCACTCTATGGCCAGTTCGTTGCGGTTAATCTGGGTTTTACGCACCAACCCTCTACCCTGGCAGCACGAACACGACTCAGCTGACAATGCCGAACGACAAAACTCACCGTAAGCCATTGCGGCCATGATACGCAGGCAACGACCAAACTTAGCCCCTGCGGCTCGCTTTATCGCCCTTGGGGCTTTTTTGCTGGCAAACTGAGTCAGCATATCAACCGACCGCTGACGATCCTCTTCACTGACACCATACTTGCCGAGACAAAGTGCCATGCCAAATACTGCCTTGGCTTCTACCATGCCGAGTGCTGCCATGATGTCAGTACCCGTTAATGCTTCGCTCGCCGTGGCTCTGGACGAGTCGGAAATATTCAGGCTTTTAGGGCTGAAGTGTTTCAGTGCTGATTCGAGATTCATCGTTTTGCCCCGCGTTTATTTGCCGTGCTGATCGCCCCAATACCAAAAGCCTTGTTCAACGTGCGCACCAGGTGGAATAACTGGCTGCCGTGCTTGGCCTCCCATGCGGCCACATCATCATGCAGCTTGTCATGGCATTCACGGGTCAGGGGGATGGTGAAGATATCGTGTGGTTTGGTACCGGTGCCGCCGAGCCCGTGATCGATAATGTGGTGTGGGTCGTCTGCCGGGCGTTTGCAGCCACAGCAGCATGGCTGCGACTTCACCCATTGGGTGTATTTCTCACACTCCCAGCGGGTCAGTTTAGGTAGCAGAAAAAGGCCTGCAGGTGGCTCAGGGTCAACATCAACGGTCAGCGCCGGCTTAACCTTCTCCACGCATTCGTTAATGACCGCCTGTGGGGCTTTCTCCCACACGATATCGGCTTCTTTCCGCGTTCCAGTAGGTATGGTTGCGGGTGGAAGGCGCAAGGAAAAGCGAGCGACCGCATCAGGCAACAGATCCGACACTTCTTTCAGCACCGCCCACCAGCACAACTCCGGCAGACTTAGCTGGTGGTCTTCACCAAACATGAAATGAGAGCGGGCGCGGTAGACTACCCAGTCCGCTACGTTCTGCGCGGCGATGGCATCCAACTCCGGCAACGTTTGTTCCCGTAGGCGATGCTCATGGTGCCAGCATAGGCGGATCGGTCGACCGTCATAGTTCAGGATGTCCATATTATGGTGGTGATAATCGTCGCCGGCGGTCCACTGGCATTCTGTGCCACGCTTCAACCATGCACTCAATACATCAACTCCACCAGCAGCGTCGATAACCCGCTCATGTTGGAAGAAAGAGGACAACCGCGGATCAGCCGCCAGGCTCTGTTCTACTGCTGGCAGCAGGCCGGAAGGCAGAGGTTTTAACTCGTCCGGCTCACTGGCGATCAGCAGCCGCGCACGGCCACTGAAATAATGCAGCAAGTCACTGCCTGGGCGCAGTAACACCACGCCCAGTTCACGCTGCAGGTAAGGGGTAAGTAACATCCTCACGCAGCCACCTCCCGCCCTGGAATATTTTCCGGAATAATTTGCGGTTGGATATGTGGTAATAAGCGCTCAGCCTCCCGGCGGATCTGCGCAATAAAGGCCTCCCCCATAGATTCGAGCTGTGCACGGCTGACATAGCTCATTGCAGGCCCACGCCACGTTTTATCAAAGATCACCACAGCGCCGGCAAAGAATGCCCCGGTGGGTACCTGTTTTTCATCAGCAGGCACAAACCATTTCGGCACATCGAAACCTACACGCCCGCGGATAAACGCGATGTGATCGGCTTGTTCAGGCCACCACGTCTCGGAGGTAGCAGCTTTAATCAGGAAAACATACCGCCCGCCGCGCTCCCGCATTGCCATAGTGTGGGCCATGATATGCACCATACCGGTGATGTATTGGCCGTCATGCTGTTGAGCCCGTGAATATGGAGGGTTACCGAACGCCGCACCGTGCAGATCCGCCAGCTTCTCAGACCAGTCATGCGTAAGCGCGTTGTCCTCTGCCGTATAAAACGCCGGGCATTTACTGTTTTCGCCGTCAGTGAACAAATCGAGCACCAGCGGGCCAAACATTGCATTGATACCCCAGAACAGCGCATCAGGGGTGCGCCACTGATCGCCAACCTCTTTTAGCTGGTGGGCCGGTTTCTCACGTAAACTGGTGAGTTTTGAGCAGTAAGCGCTGATTGTCGGCACTTCGATAACGCCTTCTTCCCCATCATCGCTAATATCGCAGGAGAAGACCTCGCAGGACTCAGTACAAGATCCGGTCTCATAGCCACCACCACCGCGAATAGTTGCCGCAATTTCTTCCCGGGTATGTTCCGAGAACATTGCGATAATGCTTTCTAGCGAATTATTGCCCCGGTACATGATCTTGTTTTCTTGCTGGCGGCGGTCTACCACTCTTACGCTATCGCTGGTAATAACCTCCATGAATTCCTGACACATTTTCGGCTCATCGCGCGTAGCTAAGGCGATTTTGTTGATCCCCTTTTTAATGCAGAAAACGCAATTGCCAAGATGTTCAGGTAATTCCAGGTCGAAGGGCTGTTCCTTCCACCAGTTCAGTACATCCTGTTTGTCGAAATCGCTGATTTTCGCCAGATAACTGACGCGATCACGCTGTTTCAGGCGCTTAGGTTCATCGGAACGGATCCCCAGCCACGTGTGATATTTGCCTTTGCCGAACACTTCTTTGCAGTAACTTTCAAACGGCTCCAACTTCATCGTCCTGGTACAAAATGGGCCCCCCAGATACGGTGTGCCGTACTTTTCGCAACTACCACGCCAAGGCTGTAGATCAGGTCCGATTTCATCAAGGCTGATAACTCGGTAACTATTGCCAACACCTAACTCCGGGCTTACTACAACACGCAGGCAGATCAGGTTAATACCCCAGTGCTTGACCACGTTCCGCACGAAATCATAAGTCGCGGGGTGTTCTGCACCGGTATCCATGAAAAGATAATGAACCTCTTCGCCAACTGAGCGGCGTTGCTCCATGAGGTGAACAAGGTAGGCAGACGTGCGGCCACCGGAAAAACTTACAATATGAACCGTCACAGGATCCCCCTTTGCTGTTTAGCGGTAGCCAGCAGCTTGATGAAGCGATAACGCGCCTCGATGTTGAATTGGGTCAGTACGCGCACCCAGTTGCGTTCCCGGGCGATACGGCGCAGATCCTGATCATCAGCCCAATACCCGCGCAAGTAGCGAAGCGACCACCAGCGGCGAACCTGTCGCAGCACGGCCACCAGCGGAAACACGGTGATGCCTAAAATCTGATGTGTTGCTGGTTTCATGCTGCTTTACCTCCATTCTGGCGCTGGGCGCAATCGGCCCAAATACGGTTCCATGCCGGTACTGCGTAACTCGGCTGCATGGTGCGCACGCCTGCTTTGCTGGCCTCAGTTCTAGCCAACGTCTCCAGCTCGCCAGGGTTTTGAAGCGGCAGACTGTTACCGATGAAACGACGATAGGCCGCGTCACGCTCTGCGCAGGCCGCCGGCGCCGAACGGGCTTGCTCGGGCTTCCGTCCGCCGTCATTCCAGGCAGTAGCCGCCAGAAGGTTTCCCGGGAATTTACCCGGCCGGAACATGGTTTCCGGGTTCAGGTATTTGGCCCATTCAGTGCCCAGCCAGCGATCAACGAGGTATTCCACCACCAGCTTGAGTTCTTCCAGCGTGTGGCCGTCCACCAGTCGGGCCCGGATGTTCTGCAGGGTGGATTTGGCCGTGGTGTATTTGGCACCCGTCAGCTGGTTCAGGTGTTTCAGCACCAGAATGGCCTGGTCAGTGATGTGAATTTCTTCAGAAACAACATCCCCCTGGTCGGCCGCCGCCGGCGGTTGACCCAAAGTGTTTTTATCTGACGGATCATGTTTTGAATTTACTGACGGATCGTATCCAGATTCTGGAGGGTCAAAACGCCCATTCTTGCTGGATTCTGACGGGTCAGATTTTGAGGTATCAAATTTTGATGCATCAGATTTTGACGTGTCAGATTCTGGAGGGTGAAAGTTAGCCGCAGCCCGTAACTTCTCAACGTTCAACTGAGTCATGCTGGAAGTGTTGCGGTTTCCCTTGCGGCGCTGCTGGCGACTAATCCAACCATCCTCAACAAGTTTCGCCAGCGCTGCACTGACCGTGCTTTCACTCGCACCTATCTGCCGGGCAATGGTCTTGGTGGACGGCCAGCATAAGCCCTCGTCAGACGAGAAATCAGCCAGACGCGCCATGATGGCAACCATGGACAGCTTCATACCTGCCGCCGCGCAGCCATCCCACACGTATGCGGTTAGTTTTGTACTCATAATTCAAACCTGATAAATCGTGACCGGAAAATAATCATCGCCGTGGTGATCGCCCATTTCTGCCCGACCGGGCTGTATGTAACCGTCTCACGCTCCGGATCCGTGCTGTGTACCAGAACCACTGCGTGATTGCGGTCGCGGTAATGGTAGCCAGCCTGAATAGGTAAGTTCGCCATATCAGCCCACCATCAGCTCAGAGGCGTAGCGCTCAGCGATCCATTGGATGCCGCGCGGCGTCACGCGTGTTTGCGTATAGACATGGCCTGAATGGTCGGAGGTGCCCGTTTTTACAGTAAGCAGCCCCTCTCGCTGACGTTGCGAATGCGGAAGGAGGTTATTGGACTGGCGGAACAGCACCCGATCGCGGATTAGCGCCTCAATCATCGCCTTCTCTGGCATGTTCAGGATTTTGGCTGTCTCACGCAGGCTCTTGGCACCGCTGGCGTCGACATAGTGATCGACAAAGGCCACTTTCGGCGCGTCAGCCTGCACCTTCTGCTCCAGGGCAGCTTTCTGTTCGGCCATATCGGCGGCCAGACGCAATGCTTCAGGCAGTGACTGAGGTACCGACGGGGTGCGCTCTTCTTCCAGCTCCTGCCAACGGTCAACCACTGCGGCGGTGAACTGAGGGGAAAGGCGGGCAACCAGCACCAAAGAATCCCGCTTATTGAAACGGTACTCGGTGTAGGTGTTGCCATTGTGGACAAATTCGAACTCAGCCAACGGCTGGGTTAAAAGATGAGCTGCATGGAGGCGCTCAGCCGAACGCTTCACATCTGAATGGTTGCTCTGAACCAAAGCGGCTATCTCGCGGCTGCTCATGGTTGGCAATACGGAGTTGGTTAAAGTGTTCATATCCCCTCCTGACCACGGGCCAGCCAGTGACCGCTATCTACCACCCAGCGCGCAAACTGGTAGTTGCTGGCAATCCACCTACCCATTACATTTACTTCATACCGGAACGGAGACGCAGATTTACCGCCAGTCATTGCACGGCAACGAATTTGCGGCACCACTGAATTTCTGGTTAAATTGCTCATGCGATTATTTCTCCACACACTGATTTACTCGCACCGACGCCCAGGGGCTGCAACCACTGGGCGTCAACCTTTCTGGCATTTGGCTTTTTTGCTAAACAGCGCAAGCACAGCCCTAACCTCTGCATCACGCGCCTGCAGGTGTTTACGGTGATGACGCATGATCTCGGCAGCTTCTTTTTCATCAATAACTCCATCAGCCAACGACTCCTGAATAATCTGATCTACATAGCCACGGTGTGCGGCAGTGCGGATGCTTTTACTGAACAACTCCACCTGATCCAGTTCTTCCAGAGCAGGGAGCTCTACCACCAGCAACCCGCGGCGCCGGGCGAAATACTCGGTCAGCAGGTTGGTGCCGGAAATGTCCTCCATCGCTTCAAGTTCACTCACCTCAAAGAAGCGGCAGCCGTTCTTCTCATACAGGTTGTTATCGAACTCTGTTTTGCTCATGCCCACTGCGCCGGCCATCGCCGAACGGCCACCAGCAACTGCCTTACACATGCCTTTCACTACATCTTTCAAATTTGGCTCTACCATGTTGTTTTTCCTTTGGTAGTTACGGTTATGCCGCCGGAGCGGTAGACTTCACATACAGATCTGGTTGGTACTTAAGCTCTCCACCAGTTAAATGCTCGATTCTCATAGCCTGTTTTTCGGGGATAACTTTCCCCCATCGGCACACCGCCGGATGCTTTATTCCCAACGCCATTGCGGTATTAACTACACCGCCAAAATGGGAAATTACTGTTTCTTTGTACATAGAAACTCCTTATTGATTTACACGATAAAGGTAACAAAAGGTACATAACAAAGCAAACACCTTTCACACTCTTATCGCGTAACATTGGTTACATGAAAACAGCAATGAACGATCGAATTCGTATGCGGCGACTGCAGTTGGATATGACCCAGCTCCAGTTAGCAAAAGCCGTTGGCGTGAGTCGGGTATCCGTCACCAAATGGGAGACGGGTGTCACTCAACCCGATGGGGAAAACTTACACGTTTTAGCTCGGGTTTTATCGTCTAACCCTGAGTGGCTTCTCTATGGCAAAGGTGGCGAAACAAGCTCAGATGACACGAAATTAAAACCCATTGCTGCGACCCCATATAATATTCCAGTAATATCCTCCGTGCAGGCCGGATCATGGACAGATTCCTACACCGCAGCACGCATTTCAGATGTTCTTAGGTGGTGTAGTACAACAGTGAATGTTTCCGATGATGCTTTTGGCCTTGATGTTCGTGGTGAGTCGATGACTAACCCCAATGGCAGCCCAACAATACCTGAAGGATCAACGGTTATTGTGGAGCCTCACTATGGTTCAGTTGAGGAACTGTCTGGAAAAATCGTCGTTGCAATGGTCGAAGGTAGTTCTGAAGCAACAATAAAAAAACTAGTGATTGATGGACCGAATAAGTACTTAATGCCACTTAATCCAAACTTTAAACCTATAGAAATAGATGGAAATTGCCGGATTATTGGCCGCGTAGTCCAGGTTACACAAGACCTCTAACAATCTCACCCAGCCCCTTTCGGGGCTTCTTTTTGCCTACCAATGTAACTTTAAGTACATTTCACTATTGACGAAAAAGGTAACTATAGTTACATTAAGCCCATCAACAGCGAACAGGCAGGACGCCCACGAAGTAGCCGCCCGAGGCGCATGAAGATCGGGATGATTCGCTTAGCAGTGATACTCAGTAAGGGGTTTAGGTGATGACCAACGCGCAACAAAAAAGCGCCATTGAGGTCAGGCGCTTCAAGAAATCTGAGGTTTTAGCGGTGTTCAGCGTTAGTGCTTCTCACCTGCTGGAGATTGAATGCCGGACTTTTCCAGTTTCTCAATATGTCTTGTTAGATCAGAAATCAAATTCCTGACCATGTCGGGCGGCATGGCAAAGAATTGACTTTCTTGGGCTTCATCAAGTTTCTGCATTGGGGTTGAAAGAAACTGAAATTTTAGAACAAGCATATCGTATCCAGGCAGAGGCCCAGCCTGCCAACCTGCAACAGGGAATACTGGAATATCGTCTTTCTTAGACATTAGATTTCCTTCTTGGTTGTTTAAGCACCTCCAAGATACCACGCGCCGGGCGTGGTTAAAAATCCCGGCACACAACGGCATGCTCACTCGCCATTTCCCTCAGTTCTGGGAGCGGTGGAGGATCCTAACTCATGAGTGAGCATACCGTTGTGGATCTGGCTGGTGGACTTCGGGGCGTTGTCCGCCGGCCACCACAACCATGTTAGTGCTGTGTGTAGTCTTTGGCGGCCACGCCGAGCTTCAACCCATCGGAGGTGAAGATAATGTTCGTAGGCTGGCCGCCCTTTTTACACATCAGGTAGCGCACTGGGCAGATCACTTTTTCTATTTGCACAGTATAAAAACCCTGTACCGGTGCGCTACCTGGTGTGTGGAGAAAACCGCGGCGATCGCCGCTTCGTGTGAGGAGTATTCAATGAGTGATGACCGCAAGACCAACGTGCCGGACTTTCTGGGCGAACTGGATGCCGGTGTGTTTATGAATAAAATCTCAGCAGCTTTAAACGCTACTGCGCTGGGTGTTCTTAATAATGGCGGCAAGGGAAAACTCGTTATTACCCTTGACCTTGACCGCTTAAGCAATTCTGTCGAAGAGAAACGTGTCGGTATTAAGCATCAGCTTAAATTTGTTACCCCTACCCCGCGCGGGAAAGTTTCAGAAGAAGATACCACCGAAACACCAATGTACGTTGGCAAAGGTGGCAAGCTGACAATTCTGCAAGAAGACCAAGGTCAGCTATTTACTGTTGACGGAAAGACCGACGGTAAATTACGCGTCGCCCAGTAATACCGCGACATATTCATCAACGCAGTTATTTTTAATATATAGGATTATATTTATGTCTCAATTAGACGGCTCCGCCATCGAACAAATTAAAAACCTCACTCTTGCAGCATCATTACTCAAGAATTTGGAACTGACCGATTGTCCTGTAGCTGTATTACCGAATGATGTCGATCTCCACAATCTGGAGGGGTTCAACGCAAACCGCTTCCGCTTCCGTGGAAACATGACCACTACCAGTATTGAAGACTTCGTTAAATACTCTTCAGACTACGCTGGCGCCGGCGTCCGCTGCTTCATCGATGCAGATCGTATGCAGGCCGAAACCATCTTCAATCTGGGCACTCTGGATTACCCAGGCCATGCCGACAACAAAGCGGCCATTACCCTGAAGAAAACAGCGCCATTCACTGGCCTGCTGGAGATCAACGGCCGCAAACAGGGCCAGAAAGAACTGGCTGAATGGCTGGAAGATAACCGTGATTTCCTGCTGGCCTTTGATGCTGACGGCACTGTGCTGGATATCAAGCAGGCTGTTGGCGCCGTTCGTCGCATCACCATTGAGTCAATCTCAACCTCCGATCATGAAGAGAACGATTTCAGTGGCAAACGCTCGCTGATGGAAAGCGTTGAAGCAAAGAGCAAAGACGTTATGCCGGCAGCCTTCGAATTCAAATGCGTACCTTATGAAGGCCTGGGCGAACGCCCCTTCAAATTGCGCTACAGCATTATCACCAGCGACAAACCGATCTTGGTTCTGAGAATTGTTCAGTTGGAAACGGTGGAAGAAGAAATTGCCGCCGAATTCCGCGACCTGCTGATCAGCAAGTTCGATGGCGTTGAAGTCGAATCCTTCATCGGTAAATTTAAAGCTTAATTAAACCTCAGTAATACAGCCTCAAATACCCCAGTAATGGGGTATTTGGTGAAGTGTTGCCAAAAACTGTGTGGAGAGAAATTATGTCTTGGATTCTAACTTTTACTGGCAAGCGGTTTGATTACGCCGCGCCATCCGTGGACGATATTTGTATTGAAGATATCGCTCAAGCGTTATCGCATGAATGCCGTTTCAACGGGCATATTCCTGAATTTTATAGCGTGGCTCAGCACTGTGTTATTGCAAGCCAGATGGTGCCTCCTGAGTACGCACTTGAAGCATTATTACATGATGCTCATGAGGCTTATTGCAAAGATATTCCATCGCCGCTTAAGCAATTGATTCCTGACTATCGTGGCATTGAAAACAATATTGATTTCGTTATTCGTTATAAATTTAATCTCCCGGCGACGAATAGCCCAGCAGTCAAACATGCGGATCTGGTGATGCTGGCCACCGAGCGCCGTGACCTCGATATTGACGACGGTACACCGTGGCCAATGCTCGAAGGGATCGCCCCTTCTGAAGACTTTCTTATCTCTCCGGTAAACCCGGTGCAGGCACGGACCATGTTCCTGCAGCGCTTCCACCAGCTGACCGCTGAGAGGGCTGCGTGATGTTCGGCCTGTTCCTGCTCGTCTGCTACACGTACCAGCCGTGCGAATTCGTGCCGCAAGGCTGGGTGTATCCAGATCAAAGCAACTGCCTGGCGGATATCCACCAGCAGCAGTTACCACCTCAGTATGAATGCCTGCCGGTAGATGGTGTGATCCCGGCCCAGCGCCAGGAGGAAAAATGAGCAAAGTAACCTATCTTCACGCTTTAAATAAAGCGCATCTCACGGAGCAAATTTCACGTCAGAACAAGGCCCGCGCACCTTACAAGAATAAGGATAAAGACCGCTGGATTGAGGTGTGCAACGCGCATAACCGCAAGGCTATCCGTAAGGCTCGACGTTCGGTTGGCAAGTCTAACAGGAATGGCATTCGTCGAACTGCCAAGGGTATGTGCGGTTTTCTCATCGAACTAAATATTCTGGCCCAGATATGCCGAGCCAATCGCGAATGGTTGGCTAAGAATCGGGAGGCAAAATGAAAGAGCTCAACTTTGACCCATCCGACCCGGACAAAATGAAACTTCCGGCGGGCAAGGCGTGCGGAAATTGCGGGCACATACGCCGCTGCAAGGCAATTTTCGGTCATGTTGAAACTGATACGTATTGCGACTGGTCGCCATCTCGCGCGGTGTTCTTGGACAAGGTGGAGGTGCGTGATGCCAGCAAATGAACGAAATCTATATCCCAACATAAAGCGAGTAGTTTGGAGTGATTGGGCCGAAGGGAAGGTTCGGCAGAGGCGCTGGCACCCAATGCGGGTGGCAATGCTGTTTCGCCTCGGCCCAGTAATTCCGACGCCAATGATCGCGAAAATGTTCGGCGTTTCACCCAGGGTCGTTCGGCAGAAAGCTGAAAGCCTTGGAATCCAGCTGTACAGATGCTTTCGGGATTACGCCGATTGGGAAATAAAGTTCATGAAAGATAATCGGCAGCGGCTGACCCAGGAAGAAATAGCACGGCATTTGGGTAGGACACGAGAAGCTGTATGCACAGCAATGCGCAAGCGCGGAATTAACCCCGGAAAGCCGCGTGGCGAACACCATCCCCATGCGAAATACAGCGACTACGATGTTGATCTGTGCCGAAAGTTGGCTGACGAAGGCCTAATCGCTACTGAAATCGCCGAAAAGATGGACGTGGTGGATTCCAGCACCGTCTGGCGTTGGATCAACTTCACCTGCCGTACAAACTTAGAACTCGAAGACTATGGGAGATTGAATGCATGATTCTGCCGCTTGAAAGACTGCGAGAAATAGCAGAGCGCCGATCGCCTAGCTTGCGATGGGGTGAGGCTGAGAAAATTGCAGCAGAACTCCTGGCTAACCGGGAGGCGCAGCCTGTGGCAGTTCCAGAATACCTCACGTACCTGAAAGATCCGATAATCAGTAATGTGCTGGCAGACGATGATAATTCACCTATGGCGAACGCAGCGAGAATTCTAGCGCGCGAAGTTAAGTTCTGGCGGTCGCAGCCATTATTCACCGCTCCGCCAGCGCCAGCATACCCAGAAAGACTGCCATGTCCGGTGCGACTAATGCCAGGTTTGCTGTTTGGTAAAGGAGTGCCAACCCGTTCAATGCTTGAAGCTCTGATGAGACGAGAAGAGTTTGAGATTGAAATTGATGCAATGGCCCCAGAACAACGAGCAGAGCAAGACGCGGCGCTTAAGGCTTTATTGTCGCACCTAACCCCGCCAGGGCAAGAATGCAGCAAATGCAGTGGGCGCGGAACATTTCATGACATAGGTGCTTGCGGGACTGTCGAATGTGAATGCAACTTATCGCCCGTACCGGATGAACGGCATGCCTTCGAGTCTTTTGTTGTTCAACAATTTGGCGAGACTGTCGACCGCCGCAGAGCAAAGAACGGCGACAATGAATACATGGCATGGGATATGGCGATGGCATGGATTGTTTGGCAACGCCGCGCCGCAATGCTGGATGGTGCCCTCATTGGTGAGGGTACCAGCGAACATGTAAGCCAGGGTTACAAGTTGGTACCGGTTGAACCAACACCAAAGCAGTGGGCCGCAGGCGTCAAGGCTATGGATACCGGAATGGATAAGGTCACGCTCGTCTATAAAGCAATGCTGGCAACAGCGCCGACACAAGGTGAAAAACAATGAACGACCTGATGATTGACCTGGAAACCATGGGCAACAAGCCCAACGCGCCAATCGTGGCGATCGGTGCTGTGTTCTTCGACCCTGCCACCGGTGAGCTGGGCCCGCAGTTCTATACCGCGGTGAAGCTTGCCAGTGAGCTGGCCGCCGGTGCAGTTCCCGATGGCGATACCATTATCTGGTGGTTGATGCAAAGCAGCGAAGCCCGGGCAGCGATCTCCAATGACCAGGTAAAGCCAATAGCTGAAGCCCTCAATGCCCTTTCCAGTTTTGTTGCTCTCAACTGCAAGCAGCCGAAGTACCTGAAGGTCTGGGGCAACGGTGCCGCCTTCGATAATGTCATCCTGCGTGGGGCATATGAGCGTTGCGGCATGGCGCCATGCTGGAACTGGTTCAACGATTTGGACGTACGCACCATGGTGAGCCTCGGCCGGCGGATTGGGTTTGACCCAAAACGTGATCTGCCCTTCGACGGAGAACGCCACAACGCGCTGGCCGATGCCATTCACCAGGCGCAATACGTTTCAGCAATCCACCAGCGATTACTGAAACCCCACCAGCAACATACCGAACTGTAATTAATTCCGGCCCGTTGCAGCGGGCCCCAAACGTGGAGAAATAATATGTCTACTGTTGATTTGTCTGCTTTGCAAGGTATCAAGATACCAGCCTTAGAAAGCATGGGCGTATTCATCATCCAACCGAATGAATGGTTGACCAAAGAGTGGTTAATTCTGGTCACCGGCATTTCGGAAGGGAAGATCCGTGCTTACCGTCGCAAGGGCGCCTGGCGCCAGGGGAAGGAGTGGGTATTGGTTGCCACTGATGGCGATAACAAGCCTAACAGCGACACCATGTATCACCTCCCCACGATAAACGCTTGGTTCGCCAACCAGCGCGGTCGCCAGCCGACGGACTGAATAAGGCTATGTCATGGAGAAGAAGAGAGCATATCCCACCGGGGTCGAAAGCCACGGTGGCTACCTTCGCGTCTGGTTTATTTTTAACGGCAAACGCCACCGGGAGTCCCTGGGGATCCCCGATACACCCAGAAACAGGAAAACGGCCGGCGAAATGCGTCAAGCGATATGTTTTGCGATCCGCTCAGGCACTTTTGACTATGCGAAACAGTTTCCTCAATCTGCTGCTGTTACAGAAAACAAAGGGGCATCCAAGGATCTGACGGTGGCGGACCTGTTGTCGCGCTACCTGTCATTGAAGACCCCGGAACTGTCACTAAACACGCTCCGTCGATACGAAGTGAAGCTGGAAACCTGCAGCCAGATCCTCGGCAAAGGCCGGCTGGCCAGAACGCTGACGCAGGAAGACTTACTGCGACTGCGTAACGAGCTGCTCACCGGCCTGCAGCGACCGCGGCGTAACCGGAAAACCGTCACCAAAGGCAGAAGCGTGGCCACGGTTAACGACTATATGACCTGCACCAAGGGAGCTATCAAGTTTGGCTATGATAATGGTTACATCGATGTCGATCCGGGAATTTCTGTCAGTAAGTTAAAGCGGGCTAAGGTCCGGCCTGATCCACTGACGCAGGATGAATTCTCACGTTTTATCAATGCTTGCCTGAATGAGCAAACTATCAACCTATGGACTGTGGCCGTTTATACCGGGTTACGTCATGGGGAGATCGCCGCGCTGGCATGGGAAGATATCGATCTGGATGCAGGCACACTCACGGTGCGCCGCAACTGGACCTCAGTGAAGCAGTACACGTTGCCAAAAACGCAGGCCGGTACCGACCGCGTTATTTTTTTGATGCAGCCGGCGGTCGACGCCCTGAAAAGACAACAGGCCATCACCCGATTGATGCCGCAAATTTTGGTTAACGTGGTACTGAGGGAGGTGGGGAAATCGAGGAAGGATCCGTGCACGTTCGTTTTCAAGCCTGGTGTGAATGGTCACGGCGCCGTGGGCGATCGCTATACGGTCACCTCAATCAGTGATAGCTGGGATAAAACGTTAAAACGGGCTAAACTTCGGCATCGAAATGCGTACCAGTCGCGCCATACTTATGCGTGCTGGTCACTGTCCGCCGGGGCCAACCCTGCGTTTATTGCGACGCAGATGGGGCATACCTCGGCGCAGATGCTGTTCAACGTGTACGGCGACTGGATCCCAGACCACAATAGTGACCAGTTAACACTGTTGAATTCAAAGCTCAGTAAAAATGCCCCATACATGCCCCATAGCAAGAGTGGGACATCATAAAAACCAGTAACCAAGAGGGTTAGAACGCCGTGGCTCAATACGTCTATACC